CCCTCTTGTAGCAAAGTGTCACCATCAAGCTGTACACCACCATTTGGACCCGGAGGATTCTTTATCTTGCTACGAATGCGACCAAGCATGATTTTTGCAAAAGCCAAAGCACCATCCTGCATTGCCTGCTGAACTCTAGTGTAATCATTATTTTTTTGAATGTATTGTACAATTACATGATGTACCTTGTGGGGCCTAGGATAAAGTTTAATGTGATCATAACCACCATACCATTCCCAACCACCGATATTGCTTGCTATACGGCTATATTGGTATTCATACGAACTGTATAATGACCATTCTCCAGCTCTACCCCATATAGGAGTTGTTGGATCTATCATGCCGCCCTGTATGCTCGCATACGCCCCGCCGGGGTAAAAATATTCTATCGGGATAGCTCCACCTAAATCACTACTACTAAATGCAAATGTTGGCGTAGTTTTGTAGTATACATTCCTAATCCAGCCGACTTCTGGTGGCATTTTGTAAATAGATTGACCGGGATTAGTCTTGAAAACATAGTAACGGAAGAACTCCATAGGAGCCCATTCTTCATAAATCTGAAATGCTAAATCAACAGCTGCATCTAGCTGTTGATCATCTAATTCGATTGATACAACAGGTGCGCCAAGCATCAAAAGAATGTAATCTTTTAATTGTTGAGTTATTTTAGCTCTACCCGGTCTTGGTCCTAGTAAAGCTACATCTAGAGGGTCTGAAACGCCTAAATTGCTTGCCTGTCCACAATTTATTGAATTTGTGGTTGGCATGCTGAGGTATAGCTCGTTTGAATAATTGTTCATACTAATATATATTGATGAGGTAGCAAAATGTCTGATAAGCAAGCCATGATCCGTATTTATGAGCAGTTTGCCACAAAACTAAGCTCTGAAATAATCAACGAGGGTATAGAAAATTCTGTACCTAAAATACCTAAATTGTTAAATAATACCGATATAGATTTTTTGATGAAGCAGTTTGACAGGCGAGATTGGGCGCAGGCCATGGCTAAGCGCTACGTTATGCTTTTTCACTATCTTGTAACCCTAGATCACTTACGCAAAGAAGTTGTTAAATACTATAAAGAACGAGAAGAACTAAATGCTCAAAATTACTACAATCAGCCTCAGTTTGCTCGATTGTCAAAGTGGGCCAAGGAAAGAAAAGTTAAAGATATGGCAAATTCAACTGCCAAGGCTAGGGCAACTCAACTTTTTCCAGCAGGAGAAACAATAAATCCGAAAATTATAAATAGACCAGAATTTAGATCAGCTGATAAACAGGACTTATCAGCAGTGATAAAAAAAATTAACAATTACTACATGGCTGATAATAAGATTGAATTTGCAAACTTTGTCACAGGATCAGAGTCAAATCCTAGAAGCTACAAAGCTTATCCCCACCTTAAAGATTTGGCCAAAAGTTTAGAGGGTGAATTTGGCAAACCTGACGGTTTTGACTTGCATAATCCAAGAAGAATTGCCAGAAGCAAAGATGATAAACCTATTGAAACAAAATACATTACAGATGGTTTTATTTTCCCGACAAAGAAAGAAATTGAAGATGCCATCAGAAATAAATTAAAAGACATAAGTAGGGGTATTAGTGTTCCAACAGATACGGATGATGAGGCAAGACTCGTAGGACACTTCCCCAAAAGAGAAAAACTTGTATCTGATGAAGGTACATCACCACTGGAAAAACAATTAATCAATATATACTTGCGTAAAGCTGAAGAAAACTTGAAAGCAAAAAAAAAGAGCAATCCTCATTTCAATTACAAAAGAAGTGATGTCAGAAAAGAAGCAGCACGCCTAGCTAGATTAAAAATAAAAAATTATACCTACGGCCAGTTCGCTGACTTTTTGAAAAACCAAAAAGGAATTAGCCAAGCAGATGTTGCTGGTATCGGAGATGTTTTTCCCAATACTACAATCGAGGGCATAGGAGACAAGGACTTTATCAAACAAATAAATCGTAAAACTGATATTCCACATCAAAAAATGCAAATTACACGCCTGCAAAACGGCAAGGAAAAAATTGACACTGTGGAAAATCCTGTTTTAAATAAAACGATAATGTACAAAGATGTCAAGCTAAGATATCCACACGATACTGACGATCCTGATTTGACAGTTGACACCACACAAACAGATTTGGTTGGCAGAGGTTTGGGCGAGAAAACTTTTGATCCTATTTTATTTGATAGACTTTTTTCTAGGTGGAAGGCTTTAAAAGATGGAAAAATTGATCCTATTAAAGCTAAACAATTAGAATCAATTCTTAATAAACATGGTTTAAGTTCAACTAGTCCTTTAAAAAGTGTTGTGGAAGCAGCAAAGCGTTTTTATTACCAGCAAGCGGATCCTTCGGCTTACAAACAGGGAAGTGACGTTTCTTCGACATTTAGTCATCACCCCTTGAGAATGTCAGCAGAGTCAAAAAATTTAAATAGGTTTCACAACCAAGCAGATTTTGATGCAAAAATGGATATTTTATTTAAAAAAGGCTGTAAATATAAGGCATCTGGACAAACAATACCTTTGCATGTCGTGATAAAAAAAGCCGTGAATAGGTTTGTTACACCGAAAAAGGATATGCCATTAGGACAAGCTTTGCCAAGATTGCTCATGGGCAGATCGAAAAACACGCTTAACTCGCTAGCACAAGAACGTGTGTTGGGCGATTTGGGAAATGATAGATTATACATGAATGTTGGCAGCGCCAGAGCACCAGATTATTATGGTGATGCAAATACAATTAGAAATATTGTAAACAAAGAAATGAAACGCTATTTCGATCAAAATCTGTTGGCTGGCGCAGCTAGAGGCAGAGGCGACTTCATCCAAATATTAGATAGAGAGTCGGAGGATCTAAATTGCCGGCAGGGAGCAAGAAGTTTTACTTCCGGTCAATGCTTGTTTGGCAATGATATAAAAGCAAATATTGAAAAGGCGGCAGATGGTTATGATTCCGCAACTAGTGGAGTAATGCCTAGTGCTGCAGGCGGCATTATTGAACAGAGACAAAAAATTTATAGAGCAATACAAGGCACGTATGAAATGATGCAAGCTTTGTATGCCATGAAGAAAACAAGATTCGCTTTAGAAAGTCATCATGATGAAATGATAAGCAAAAACAATCAAATGCAGACTTTAAACGCCAAACCAACAAAAACACAAAAAGATTTGGATTCAATTAAAAAATTGCAAAAAGAAATTGCAGGTCTGAAATCAAAAGAGAGAGAAAAAGCAATTTATGACATAACAAAATTCTTTTCTGATAATATCTCACTAACACCAGAACAATTTCTAAATGCATTTTATAAAGAGTATCAAGATGATTTGAATTTTGTCAAAAGCAGCGGGAAAAATGTTAACCTTAATATGCCTCAGGAGTTAGCTGGTACTAACAAGGCCGATCCATACAGCTTGGCTTCTGTTGAGCAATATAAAAAACGACTTAAAGATAAAAAGATTAGTGCTGCACAAACAAAAAATATTGACACAAAATTTATGTCAGCCATAGAAAAAAATGACATAACGCAACTTGCACACAATTATATTGAGCAAGTAAAACAATATCCAACAAATATGGAGAAACTTTACACTTCATTAATAAACCAGATTCCAAATCCTCTTGATAAGCAACAATTCGAAACGCTTGTGCGGGGAGTAAACCAACAAGTTCAGGAAAAACTAAACAAATACGCAAATGAAGATGAAGTTATTGAAGATCTATATTCGCTTTGGAATTTAACAGGCAACCATCGAAAAAAAATTGGTCCGGATATATTAAAAGGTTTTCAAGAAAACGGTAAATATATATCCAGACCACTTTTGCTTATTATGGCTAGTGTTATGATGAGTGATTATGGTCATGACATCGAAAAGGAAAACAAACTTTTCCCCGATGATGATCCAGTGCCAGAGCATATTTTGAATGAACCAGCTTTCATAGATTGGAAAAAACGCAGAAAAGAATCCGAACCTTATAGAAAACAGGCTATGACCTTGGTCTTTAAAGAAATAGAACGAAGAAATATGTTCCTAAGATTGGCTGCTAGCGTACGTAATCCAGAAAAGTTCGAAAAGAACTTAGAATTAATTAACGCCGAGTTTAGACCGCCTAAAAAGAAAGCCGGCAGACCTCGCAAAAACCCAATAATATCACCTACACAGCCACCTAAAAAATGAACCAAGTACCAAACAACGATGCAGGTTACGTAAATTTTCTTAAAACTCATGGATTGCTCTCTCATATTGCTCAATGGAACATTGATGGCAAAGAGGCTTACTATCCCATAATATACAAAATATGTTCAGTTATAAATAGCAATCAGGAATTAGAATTAGCCGCATCGTTTTTAAATAAAATATATGAAAGTGGTTACTATAAATCAATACAGGATCATCAAGCTGCTCTAGAAAAACTTGGACTTAGCACAAAAATTTCTATCTAAAACTTGGCTGTGTTGAAGTTGGAACACAAGAAAAGAATGATCCTTCAGGTGCAGATCGTATAGAACTAATTTTCCACCATCTTCTGCCATCATTTTTAGGATAAACAATTGAGTTCTTAGTTAAAAAATCAAGATGTGACCAGAATATTAATTCCATATCGCTTTCTTGAATGATAATATTTTCAAATACAAATGTTCTTGTAAAGTTAACTTTTACAGTTTTATCGTCGTACAATGGATCTATTATTTCTTTGGTTTCTGCAAGCATGCAGTGCATAACATCTTTTCTATAATTTTTAAGTTTTTCGTTAATGCTAGATGGCCGCAAAACATCTGCATCTTCCTTTTTAGGCTCTGGAGTCGGTTCTGGTTTTTTGAAATCAGGAATTACGAATTCTTGTATCTTGTTATTCTGTATTGCTTTAGGGGGTTCCAATATTGGAATTTTAGGAAGTTCTGTTTTCCCTTCTTTTTTTATGGTTGTAGAAACTCCAAAATCAATTTTTTTGGAGGTGGGCTTTACGTCTTCTTTATTGTTTACCGTATCTGCATCAAATTTCATGTTATGCACAGTGAATTTGTCCCATACCTCCTGAGTCATCATTATGGGGTTGGGAGATCGGACTTTATATACCGTACCATCTTTATTTTTAATTACCATGCTATTTATATATATAGTATAGAATTGCGGAGGCAGAATGGCTTTAGTAGTACCAAATGTTGGAGAAGTACAACTTCTACAAAAAATGCTTAATCAAAACCAGACAGCAACCATGTTGTTGGGTCTGTACCAGAACAATCTTACCCCCAATGCTTTGACAACAAATAGCGACATAGTTCCAGTAAGTGCAGTTGGTTATGCACAAGCTACTATCACTAATGCTAACTGGTCGGTTGCTACTCCAATAGGATCAACTTACGCCGAAGCTGGTTATGCAGAACAAACCTTTACTTTGGGTGTAAATCCAAGTTCTATTGATGTTTATGGATATTATGTTACTGATTCTTCTGGTAATTTACTATGGCTAGAACGTTTCACTAATGCACCTTTTATTGTACCAATGGCTGGTGGAACTATTAGCGTCACACTAACTATTAACTTGGAAAATGTATAAGTTTATTGGGTTAAGCAATTTTGCTGAGTGGTTTTTTGCGGAAAGCTTGGCTACCCAAGCAGAAAATTTTCGTAGATTTAGAGATGTTTTTATAAACCCATACATTGATGATATTTTAGCTCATGCAAATTCAAACCCTGCATTTGCAACTCCTGCTCAAAAAATTCAATTGCAAAATTTGAAAACTGATGACGAGTTATTCAATGCCCTGCCGACTTATGTAAAAAAAAGATTTGATCAGGAAGAACTAAGGGATGATGAAAAAGTCAGGCAAAACATAGCGAGAGAAAAGGCAAAAAATGACCCAAATGCTTTTGCTAATTTAGACGAACTAATTCAAAATGCAAGCGAAGCAAAATTGCGTAAAGGAAGTGCCAAACTTGGACTTACCAACATAATTCAGTTTATAAACCATGTTGTTACCATGAAGGCCAAGTACGCTACTGCACAGGCTGAGAGGGAATTTTTAACAGGTGGTGCTCTTGGCGGAGAAGAAGGAGCATCGTCCGCACCTGACGTTGAAGTTGATGATCAAGAAATAAGAGATAGAGCTGAAGAGAAAGCTGATATCACCGAGAAAACAAATAAGATTTATCAGTGCGTAAGATTCTTTATTGAAAAGAAAGCTGCTAGACAAGCGAATAGACTTCTAGGTTCACAAAATGAAATAAATAGCCAACTTAGTAATGAAAGTGAAGTATTAGATTTGGCACTTCTCACAGATGTAAAAACACTTAGCATTTTAAATTTGGCTGCTAATTTTATAAAATCTAAGGAAAAAACTATAGATGCAGACGGCATACCACATGTGAAAAACATGTTTCCAGACAGGGATTTAATGGAATTGCTATCTTCAAAAACCAAGTACTTAAAGAAAATTGTTGATAATGAAAACTTCAAACCTTGGGTTCTAAGACAGTTACAGAAAGATGATCCAGTTGCTAAAGCCTTGATGAAGTCTACTTTGGGAATTGCATTTATTTATGCTTTGCATAATAAACAAGAAAAAGGCGGCAGTCTAAAGGATGTAAGCAATGTATTTAATACTATAGCTTCGGTTAGCGCAGATGAAACATTAGGATCTTTTTTGAATGCTATAAAAGAAAAGTTCATAGAAGGAAAAGTAAGGTTTATAAGAAATTCTAAACTAGGAAGTATGATAAATACCGAAGTGTCTGGAGGCGGTGATGATGCGATCAAAAATTACATGTTTGATCACAAATTCCCGAATCCAACAAAGGGTGAATCGGATGCCACCGATTTCTTTAATTTCCTCACACAGATAAAAGGAAATAGAGATATCGTTTGGGAGGATAGTTGTGAAGAGATTTTGGCTGCTCTAGGGGGTTCCAAATAATATGACTATCTATAACTGCGATGGCCGACCATATCGTCCTACTGGAAGTGTACAGCAATTTAGCGACCAACTTCCCGAACACCAATTGTTTAATCAATGGGATGAAGAGGCAATTAAATGGGGTGGTTCACCAATATTTTATTACGAATTGTTCGTAAATATGAATAATATTGATCCTTTATATTTGGAGACGAGAACTAAAATTTATAGCCCTCAGCCTGTACAACTTTGGTGCTATTATGAACCAGTTCCAAGCCAAAACTTTCAAACACCATTCGGCATAGATAGCCCTGATGACATGTTGTTTGAATTTAATTATAAAGCGACACTAGATAAATTAGGACATGTACCTAAAATTGGCAGTCGATTTTTTACGCCATTTTTAAAGGAAAACTGGGTGATTATCGAACGCAAAACGGGAGAAATGAAAATGTATGGTGTCGTTAGACTGCAATGTTTATGTCAACGATTCCAAGAAGATTCGGTTAGCGGTACTTCTGTTAACGAATCACAGAATGTAAACTATAAGATTGTTTAAAGGAGAAGTCATGAAAAGTTTTTTTGAATTTTATGAAAAGTTGAAACTTAAGAAGTTACACGAACAAGACGCTATGGTCGCACCGAATATGGGTATGGGTACTGCTCCTCCCGGCGGTGGCATGCCTCCCGCAGGAGGTATGGGTGGTGGCATGGGAGGCGGCATGGGAGGCGGCATGGGAGGCGGCATGGGAGGCGGCATGGGAGGCGGTATGGGAGGCGGTATGGGAGGCGGCATGGATGGCATGGGTGCTCCTATGGGACAAGATGGCAGCGGCGGTGGCGGCCTAGATACTGACATCAGTGATGAGGGAGGCGATGAGTCTCGTAGCCAAACTGCTCCTCCAGAAGGAGAGAATACACCAGAAGAGCTTTATCCTATGGTAGACAATATCGTTAGATTTGTGAAAGATTTCAGCATTGGCGATGATGATGACAAGAAATCTACACGTGAAGAACTAATGTCCCAGTTAGATGCTGTGAAAAATAACATTGCTAAATTAACAGGAGTTCAACCCTCTTCTGATAATTCCGAAGATGAGGAGAGCGATGATAGCGTAGGCTCAAAAGATATTCCTGTTTCTGGTGATGAAATACCTCCCGGCCAGACAACTGCTTACGGTGGCGAATTTGGAGATTCAGCTGGCAATCAGTTCCCAAGCAATGGCAGCGGTAGCGGCGACATGGGCGGCAACATGGCTGGTGGTTCTAATCCCTCTACTACCGGTGCTGGCGCATTAGGCTTCGGCGGCGGTTTCTCTGGCTAATTTAATTTGACTGACTCTCCTTAGGGGGCTTCCAATGAAGCCCCCTTTTCATTTGAATAGCTTACATTTTAACTTAATGTAATTTTCAACTTTCATGTTAAGCTTGTTTACTAAAACTTTTAGCTGTATTAATCCGTATAACTCAACGTATTTTGATAGTTTTTTATATAGATTGTCAAAATAGTTATTTTGATTATCTCTGTGTCCCTTGGCTAAAATGTCTCTTCTTAATGCAAATGTAGATGCTTGCCACCTTCTGTAATTTTTTTCTTCACTATTCATTTCTTCTATGGTAATTTCTTTATTCAACACAGGAAAAACTTGGCAAATTTTATCACCCTTCTTAAAGGTTAATTTCTGTCCTTCTTGCGGACCTTTGAATACTATAAAAAATAAGCTACTCCACCAGTTTGTTTCGAGATGCCCTGAAATTACACATGGCACATTATCTTCTGAATAAAACCTTGGATGATTTTCAATTCGCAAAACATAGTTTTTTTCAACCATAATATCAAGGCATGTATTCATACTGAAGTGTGATTCACCCAAACATCCTACAGGAACTCCTATTTTTTGAACTATTTCTGCATCTTTATTCCAATCGTCTGCTGTAATTTCAATTTTGCCATTTATTTTAGTGACGGTTATTTCTGTGTTAAATGGATAAAAAATTTCTAAACCATATGTGTTTGCATCGACAAATGGTTTACACATGTATGGTTGTATTTTTCGTTCAGTTTTTTGCTCAGCAGGCGAACCTGCCCATCCTTCTAATTCCAAATGTATTAATTTTGGAGGTAAATCATTAGTTAATTGTCTGTATTTTATATGCATTTTTAACTCCGCAAACATAACTATTTTAGTATTATGTTACCAATAGGACCAAATCCCAATCCGTATGATAAAACACTGAACCCTTGTCCTGATCAGGGGCCAATGTGGAGATCAGAAAATATAGACCCGCCACCGGGTTTTTGTGATCAGCCTCCGGATAACCAAAACAATCAATTAAACAATCTTCCATCACCATCTGACTGGTTTGATGATTTCTTAGACAAGAAGTACATGCTGGGATCTCAGAATAACTCAGATCCTATGCAAACTGGTCAGATTGTAAACAATCTTAATCCTCCAAACAGGAATGTTGTTTACCGTTATGCAAGATCTATTAGATCTTGTGATGAAGCAATTATGGACTTATTCAGGAATATTGTTGTAATTGATGATGATGGCAAAAGCCATCAGGTGCCAATAATATGGGGCACTCAAGAACGTGCGGTGGCCGCAGTTGTCCAGCAGAATGTTAGAAAAGATTTAACATTAGTTGTTGATAGAATTAGACTACCTATGCTTGCTATAAGCAGCACCGAATACAGTATAGATCCGGCCAGATACACTTACCACAAGGCCATTAACTTTTTGAGTGACAACAAAGGATTGCCGACTTTTACTGAGTCGGAAAGATATGAGAGAGACACAGTATTTGGTTTAGCTAGAGGTATTCCTGTAAACATCGGCTATACGATGTATGCTTGGACGTTGCAGCTAGAAGATATGAATCAAATATTAGAACAAATCGTAACTAAATTCTCGCCTGTTGCATATATAAAAGTCAGAGGAGTACTCTGGGAAGTTTGTGTTAAGCTTGATAGTATAGCTAACAATTTAGAGACTGAGCCCGGAGATGCTGCTTTAAGAGTTATCAAATTTCAATTTGGTATCACTGCTGAAACTTACGTTAATCAACCGATTACTAGGAATAAAGCGGTGCTCAACACTAAAGTTGATTTTGTTAATGCTCTTAATGAAGCGGAAATCTCCGAAGTGATTAAGCGCTTGGAAGAATCGGTAGAAGGGGTACAATGATTGAAATAACCAATATGCAAAAGTCGCCTATTCAGTTGGTGATTAAGTCTAGGAGAGCACTGCACTCTTATGACACAGTTGATATTCCCGGACTAGGCAACGGGCAAAATAAAATATTGATAGAAGATCATTTGCATACACCATATATAGATAGGGCAGAGAAGTCTGGTTATATCAAACAGAGAATTTTGAAAGACTAAAAGACATAGGAGTAAATTATGGCACTATTACAAGCATTTCCGCCTTCAAACACAATAAGTCCCTCAGTAAGATTCACTGAGCAAGACTTGACCCTCTTAACCACCACCCCTGCAACAAATGCAATTGGTTTGGTTGGATATGCCAGCAAGGGTCCCATTAATACACCCACTTTGGTTACGTCAACCTACGAGCTTCATACTCTGTTCGGTTATCCTCATCCTTCTGTGGGATACGCTCCATACCTAATGTATGCAGCGCAAAACGCCTTGGCATTTACTAATGCTGTTTGGGTTGTTCGTGTAGCCGATACCGACCCCATTTCTCAGTGGTACGCCACTACAGCTAGCGTTCAAGTGCCTGCAGCCGGTGGTCTATTAAAGGTACACGGAGCGTTCTTTGACGTTGGCGACCAGATTACCTTCAGCAGCAGGGCCGGTGGCGAAGATTATAGCTTCCGTTGGGCTTTAAATACAGTTCTTAGCAGCAAAGCAGTAACACTACCTGCTGGAACTTACACGGTTGAGGAGATTGTTGATCATCTTAATCTTCAGCTTAACTCCACAATTGATGGTGTAGAATTCTTCTTATATGAGAATCCCTCCGACCCCACACAAGTTGCTTTAGGACTACAGACTGTTTGGGCATATGGTGAGCAGTCTACTTTAGAATTGGTAAGCGTATACAACAACCTTATCGGTGCCACACCAGATTCTACTGGTATTTCTCCAGCATTCACAAACGTAAATAACATTCTTGGCCTAGGAAACGATATGACCGTTCCTGTCAAGACTGGTGCATACACACATTATCCAATTGACGCATCTCATGCTACAGCTGGTGTTTGGATTTTCCCGACAGGAACATTCACACTACAGGTAGTAACAGACGGCTCTGGATTAGTAAGCGTTGACAATGTTATTCGTACATATGATTTCTCTGCGACATTGAGTGGCAATACCTATAACACAACTGCTGATTTAGTAACAGCCTTGAATGCAGCTGTAGTAACTCTTAATCCCACTGTAAACGGTGTGGTTGTAGAAGACCTGCCTGTATGCTTCCAATTCCAAGCAAATGGAGATGCAGTAGAGATTTCTACTGATACCACAAATACTGACAATGCTGGTTTGCTATGTGGACGCTATGCAAAAATTAACGCCAGAGGCGGTACTTTGTCTACCATCTTAGGCATGAGCGCTCAGGGTGCTATTGGCGAAACTCCTGCCGGCGTTGCTGATAATGAGGATTCAGACGCTAATGATGGCGTATGGATCGGGAGTAACAACTTAGTTGTTACCGATCCCGGTTATTATACCTTTGAACTGTTTGCTGACAGTCCCGGAACCGAAGGCAACCAGACATTCGTTACATTCAAAAAATATCCCGAAGGAAACACATTCAGCATGGATGTTTTCCTAAAAAATCAAGTAAACGGTGCTACCTTGCAGGTTGAAAGCTGGGGCAATCTTTCTAAGGATCCCACTTCTTCTTTCTACGTTCAGTCTTACATCAATAGCTTTAGCAACTTTATTAGAGTTGTTGATAACACAGCCACTACAGCACCTCCTGCTTCCAGCGTCATGTTAACACAGGTTGCCGAGAATGATCTTCGTTTGAGCGGTGGTTCAGATGGATATCCTACTGGCACCTCTTCTGCTGCACTAGCTTTACGTGATGCCTTATTAATTGGCAGCCCTGTTAACATGAGTGGTCTTTATGCCTTCAGTGATCCTGAACAGGTTAATATTGACATATGTGCAGTTCCGGGTGCAACAACTACTGTTGTAATTCTAGCACTAATCAATATGTGCGAAGAGTATCGTCAGGATTGCATGGCAATTATTGATCCTCCTTCCGGACTAACACCAACAGAAGTTGTCCAGTGGCAGAACGGCCAAAGCCCTGTGAATTCAGTCAGATTTGATAGCGATTTCGCTGCTCTCTACTGGCCTTGGGTTATGATTTATGACAGCTACAATAACATTAATGTTTGGTGTCCTCCCAGCGTTGGCACTGTCGCTGCTATCGTAAACAGCGATAACATCGGCGCTCCTTGGTTTGCCCCAGCAGGCATTCAAAGAGGCGTTGTTCCCAACGTTCTAGACGTTGCATATGTTCCAACTCTTCAAGAGAAGGATAACATGTATGGCAACAGCAACGCTGTCAACCCAATCGTGCGTTATGCCGGTTCAGCTGACTATGTAATCTGGGGTCAGAAGACCCTCCAGAGAGCACCTACAGCTCTTGACCGCATCAACGTTCGCAGAATGATGTTTTATGTTGAAAAGCAAATTCGCAGCCTTTCTCGTCAGTTGCTGTTCCAACCTCACACCGAGGCCCTGAGGAATCAATTCATACTCCTTGCTAACGGTGTGTTAAATAATGTGCAGAATCAACAGGGAATTGCAGCATACAAAGTAGTTTGCGATGCAAATCTAAACCCGCCTGATGTTATTGACAGAAATGAATTGAGGGCGCAAATCGGAATAGTACCGACCCGAGCAGTGGAATTTATCTTTATTGAATTCACCCTGTACAGAACTGGTGCATTGGATACGGTTACAGCTTAGTAGTTTTACAAGGAGATATAAATATGGCACAACCAATTAAAATGGGCATCGGCCCAATCGGTACGACAAACGACATCATCTTCAAAAGGAAGTTTAGATGGACCTTTGAAGTAAACCAAGTTTGCGGTGGTGGAAACCAGTTCGGCAATATCCCTGCTGCCTTCGTAAAAGTTGCTTCTAGGCCCAACGTTTCTTTTGACGAAACAGAAATCAACTTCTTGCAGGGAAAGATGTTTATTCCCGGCAAAGCAACCTTCGAGACTGTCACAGTTACTTACTATGACATTACCCCTGTCCGTAGCGATACAATTTTGAATCTCTACAACTGGATTGGCTCGGTTTACAATTTCCTTGGTCAGCCAACAGCAGCAAACAACTTTGCTGGTAGCTGGGAGAATCCAACCATGTCCTCCTTCGGAAATGGAGTTGGCGGCTACGGTGGCACTGGTGTGCTAACCATGTATGATGGCGGCGGCGCACCTTTGGAGCAGTGGACACTATACACCTGCTGGCCACAGTCGGTTAACTTCGGCGACCTCGATTACGCCACATCTGACGAGTGTAATATCGAATTGACCCTTCGTTATACATTTGCTAAATGGTCAAACCTTTGCGGTTACGAGCAGCCCAACCCTTGCTACGCTGGTTGCCGATTCTAATAATCTTAAAATCAAAATAAATAATCCCCGTTCTTATAAACAAAGAGCGGGGATTATTTTTTATACTACTATATACTTGAGGAGTAAATTTATGCCAGCAGAAATGGGTATATGGAGTCTTGATAACTTTGTAATGAAAAGGCAGTTTCGCTGGCTTTTCAGTATCGAAAACATTGTTGGTAAACCAGAAGCAAACTCGGTGAATGTTAAACCACCACTTAAATCACAAAGACCAACAATCTCATTTAAAGACTTGTCTTTCGAACATCAGAGTGAAACAATATACATGCCCGGCAAAGCGGAATGGAAGCCAATAAACCTAACGCTTTATGACATTGCTGCTTATTCCTTGTTCAACGGTGCATGTCGCAAGATTGACAATAACGTGTGGCGCTGGATTAATATGTTTTACAGAGCATATGACTCTAATTATGGGTTTGCCACAAATCCAAACCCACAAATATCTTTTAAGAAACCAGCATTCATTACGATGTTATCAGGAACAGGCACCGTATTAGAACAATGGCGTCTCGACAACGCTTGGTGTCAGGAAGTCAATTTCGGCGAATTAGACATGGCAAATAGTGACGTAATGACTGTAGATATTACTCTTCGCTATGACAGAGCTTATATTTTAAGTCCTTATTTCTAATCTTGCATTTGATCGAATTTAATCATATGTCTGCACTTGCTTAAAAACTCGTCCAGTTGTTTTGGCTTCAATCCCAAAACCCTGCAAGCACCGCTTTTATTGAGTCTGCCTTTTTTAGTATATACTTTGCTTTCATTCAATAAAAGTGCTTCTATTTGTTTGCCTAGTCCGCTCTTTTCAAGAATGTCTAGTATCTCTTGTCTTTCTATAAGATCTACAAAATTATTTTTCATATAGAATTATACTCATCTAGTGATTTTTCTTTTTCTCTTTTTTCCTACCAGTCATAACTGGATTACCATTCTTGATAGCAAATATTTTACTATACTTCTTTTTAAGCTCATTATAGTTTTTAGCTGTACGCCATAGTTGTCTAAAGTGATTAAGTATGCAGGTTGTCATGTAATTGAAAGCTTTACCCTTGCTTGGGTCAAATTTTTCTACTCTTTCAAAGCAAATGAGGACGCCTTCTTGGATGGCATCATCCTCATCGATATTACTAAACTTAGCGTACCTTACTATGTTTTTAGACAAAGTATAAAATGCATCTGCTAAGATTTTTTGTGCAGAAGTTAAATCTGTGCTGGCCTGAGACAACTCAGATTGTTCTAGTGTTAATGGCACAACCATACAGCTTTTATTTTGTATTTTTATTAGTTGTATATTGCAATCTTCTAGCAAAATTTTGAATTTATTTTGTTGTTTTTTTGCTGTTTGGAATCGTATGATTATTGATTCAAAACTTTTGTTGTTTAAATATTCTGATGACATATACTTATAATATTAAGTAATATATTATTTTATGCAAACTTTTTTAGCAATTCCTTCTGGGTCTTCCACAGACATTCGTTTGCAAAATGAAAAATTTTGCGCCAATCTTATTGAATACGGCAAAAAAGATGACTTGGATCGATACAAGAAACTAATTATTTTGGAAAAAAATGAATACATTATGTCTTGTAAAGATATTGAAAATTGCAATGTGGCTTGCATTATGGACGGCAGTTGGATGACCAAGGAGCCAAGATTACTTAATTTTCCCAAAAAAACCGATGATATAATGCCAATAATTATCAAAAGCGAAAAGATAAACCAGCCTATTATTCAGGACATAACCTTAAGAAAACTTTATGAACAGAAGAGTTTTTCGGAATTTGCTAATTTAGCAGAAAAGTACATTTTTGAACATGGACATAAAAAGGACCTATTTATACTTTACTATCTAAGTATAATTTATTATTATAAGCTGGATAAGCTCAGGGACGCACAGGATAAACTAGCTTTGTTGCTTGGAGAAAATGATAATTTAGCAGAGGCTTGGTGTTTACTTGGGGATTATTTTTTAAGTTCAAGACAGCTGAATGATGCAAAAAAAGCTTTTGAATTGGCCATAGAGAAAGGTCGCAACAGGAACATTTACGATGATCTTCCAATATGGCCAGTTAAATATGATACCTACCCAAACAAAAGATTGTTAGAAATAAGATGTTTACTTGACTCGACACAAGTTCTATCAGTAAACAATTTCTAGTTCGTTAATCAAAACTGTTACCTGATCTTCCCATCTTGCCAAAGTTACTTGTTTCCTACCTGCAGGTAACTTCTTCATAGTTTCCTCAAGTTCCCCTATTGAACAGTTAATTACCTTAAAACTATTTTGAGCAAGTCTTCTGGTCTGCTCTTTAACTTGTTCATCTGGATTTACGTAGGACTTATCAGGATAATAAGCAGTAATCTGGTCTTTTGCTTCTGCCAAAATTTGTTGATAAATCTTGAGATTACAAGAGCAATTAGGATTAGACAAGAATTTCTGCACAGGCTCTTTCAATGAGTCTGGAAGAGTGTTACGAAACTTCTCGTCTTTAAGGGCATTCTTTACATCAAGAACTGATATCGGGCCTGCTGACATTTTCAATCTCCTTCATTGTATGACCACATACGACGCACTTATAAATCTTTTTTTGCGGTATCATTTTAGATTCCGTTTTTTGTTCAAATGGCTTAGCATGATCAAAAAAAGGCGGTTTCTTTTGCAAAATGCTTCTTTCATACTGAACTAACATTTCAGCAGGCAAGAAGTATTTCTTTGTGCAATTTTGACACCAAAAAGCTTTGTTTTCCATGTTACTGATTTATACTAGTTTTGGATTCAATAAAAAGCATAAGCGTTGCCCAAAATACTGCCAATAATGATACTGAGCAACCTGTTGCAAAATTCTTTCCAAAATTATACAAGCTAAGTGACCAATCGCCGCTTGCATCTACTGGGTTAAGGAAGAAAAGACTTACAAAAATTCCACTCCAGAAACCACAGCACTGATGGCAATCAAGCATTGTCATAAAAAATTTGGGCATAAACTTCTTCAAAAAATCTTTAATAGGTAGGAAAATAGTACCCTCAACAATAATTGTTGTCATGCCTACCCCGCCCAACAACATTAATAGCAACAAACTTAACGCCATAGTAACACCCTTATTTCCTTTCCTTTTCTGTATAAAACAGTCTCTGTATAATTAGAGACATCTTCTATTAAAAATTCAAGTTTATCTATATCTGTTTTAAAAAATTTAGTATGATTATATGCTAAACTTGGCACAGATACTTCCACGTTCAATTCATCTCTTATTATTTTTAGATCATCATCTGTGACCAAACTTGAAAAGTCTAACAAACATCTAGTTGCCAAAGATTTAAGACTGGGAGAGGATTGAGCTATTCTCCAACCGTCAAATAAAAATTTGTATTTAGGCAGCTTGCTTTGTATAATTTTATTAGAGAATACAAAATCTTCTAGTTCTTTTATAGAAAGATTTTTTTTCATACTATATTATATGAAACTATCAAGGAGAATTTATAATGGCTGAAGCTTTTCCACCGAATTTCCCGAATCCTAATCAAGAAGGCGGAACGCCTCCAGCAGGTGTTCAGATTACAGGCAATGTTCCACCAGAACTCTTAGCCAAAATCAGACAACAAGATACGCAGGCACCAGCTCCTGCATCAATGCCAGCACAAGCTGTCGTTCCTCCTCAGGCTTTTAGCAATTCCGGAGCAAGTCAGTTCAAGCAAGGTAATGCAACTTTAGATGCTATCTTGAATAAGCTTCGTCAGCAAAGTAATGTTTATGAAGAAGTGGTATTGCCAAGTTTGGGACGCTTTTACAACGGTACCGATGGCCCTGTGGATGGGAAACTCCACATTCGCCCTATGTGTGGCGAGGAGGAACAAATCCTAGCTACCCCTCGTTTTGTGAGAAAGGGGCAGGCTATTGACATGATTTTTAGCCGCTGTATCCAAGAGCCTTTCAAGGCTGCCGATCTACTTTCAGCTGATCGTACATTCCTGTTGATTTATCTTCGTGGTATTTCTTACGGCAGCGAATACGAAGTAGAAGTAAAAGACCCTGAGTCAGATCGCAAGTTTTCAACTGTTATCGATTTGGACGGTTTGGTTAAGAATTTGTGCCCAGCCGATTTCGGACCAGTCCTGTCAGATACGTTACCAAAGAGCGGTCTTTCTTTCACCTACAGATTGTCAAGAGGTAAAGATGAGACAGAGCTACAGGAATATCGTGAACGCCGTCTAAAGCAATTTGGTGATAATGCTGCTGACGATACGCTTCTTTTCCGTAGCACTCAATTGGTAGAGTCAATTTCAGATATCGTTGATAAGACTGAAATTCAGATCATTCTCCGTAATTTGCCAATTCAAGACCTGTCTTACTTGCGTCAAGTTGTCAATGAGCCACCATTTGGTGTAGATACAAAGGTGCCAATCGTATCGCCATTGACCAGCGAGGAATTTGAGGTGGATCTCCCTTTGGAATCGGCCTTTTTCTTCCCCCGCCGCAAGAAGAAGGCTCCGAACCCAGTATAATTCTTTGGAAAAATCTCATGGATGAGATTTTCTTTTTTATGTATCACATGCACCAGACCAAAGAACAGGTCATGTCTCTGCCTATTGTTGAAAGACGCTACATAATAGACAAATTTGTCCAGCAAAAGAATTTGGAGAAAGAAGAGATAGATAAAGCTAAGCGACAGGCAAATAGGAGAAAGTAAAAGTGCAGCAAATCAAAGAACGTTACCAAAACCCAACCGTAGACGAAGAAGTTCGTCTGCGTATGTATTTCTACAATAGCAACTTATTTTCAAACGTTTACCAAATCAAAGAAGTAAACATCTTTTACATTCCGCAGGGATTTTCAGCGCAAGATATCGGCGCAAGACAACTTGTACAAACAATTCCCGGCAGCCAAGTTGTTAATGAAGCAATTGGCAAATATTACGTAGACATCTACACTACTGACGGCACTTATGTTGTCGGTAATTACACTGATGTTTGGACTGTAAATTTTGTTAATGATAATGAAGGTTTGTCTGAAATCGCAAACCTTTTCACCATTTATCCAACACTTTGGTACTCAACTCCAGTACCTGTAGTTTATGATTTTAACTTCATATTTAGACCAAGCCAAATCAGAATCGGAAGCCGTCAATATTTGATTATTCAAATTACTCCAAATGTTCCAAAAGGAACAGACTTGCAGCGTTATTATGAAAACTTGGCTATCTTAGGTAACGTAATGGTTTCCATAGAAAAAAGATGCGCTCCTTGCTTGCCACAAGAACAAGACCTCAGGTTAATTGTTGACAAAGAACCTGTTGAAATCAGAGAAAAAATGTTTGGTTATTATCACTTGGATACAGACAAATGCGGATTTGAAGTCGGAATTTACGATATTTGGTTCCAATTAGACATGGGCGATAACAGTTACATTTCTCCTCGTATGCAATTGCAAATTTACCCTTGATTTTAAGCACAATTTCTCTTACCTTTCTGCTACCCAACGCAAGGAGAAGAGATGTCCACAGACAAGAAATTAGACTTTTGGTTCAAGCATGGGCGCAATGTTTTATTTGTTGGTAAACATGGTTGCGGTAAAACTGCGAGTATTAAATGCTGTTTCGAAAGAAATGGTTTAATTCATAACAAAACATATTTGTACTTTAGCGCCAGTACTTTAGATCCTTGGGTGGATCTTGTGGGCGTTCCAGAGAAAGTAGAAAAGGAAGGCAAAGTTTTCCTTGAACTAGTTCGCCCTAAAGCTTTGGCTTCAGGAGAAGTAGAAGCTATCTTCTTTGATGAATTTAACAGAGCACCTAAAAAGGTCAGAAATGCAGTCATGGAATTGATGCAATTCAAAAGCATCAACGGCATGGTATTTCCTAATTTGAAATGTGTTTGGGCAGCAATTAATCCAGAAGAAGAAGATACCTATGATGTTGAAAAAATTGATCCGGCACAAAAGGACAGATTTCACATTATTCAAAACATTCCATACAAGCCTAATAAGGAATGGTTTATCAATAGGTACGGTGAAGACACAGCTATTTCTGCCATAGAATGGTGGAATGATTTGCCAGATGAAGAAAAAAACAAGATCAGTCCTAGAAGATTGGAATATGCACTCAACGAATTTGAGATTGGTGGTTCATTGCAAGATGTTTTGCCATCAACATCTAATGTTAACAAGTTGGTGCAGGCTCTCAAAAATGGCCCTGTAGAAGCTAAACTTACATTTCTTTACGAACAAAAAGACAATGTAAAGACTAAACAATTTTTGGCGAATGATAATAACTTTTCAGCTTCAGTAAAACACATTGTTGGCAATGAGGACTATTTATCTTATTTTGTTCCTCTTATGCCTAAAGAGCGTATAGTCGCTCTTATGTCCGAGTATTCACAAGTATGCAGAAGTGTTTGCCATATTGCGCAATCTAACAAAGAAATGTGGAATTTATTACGTGAAATCGTAATGGCCGGACAAGATGAAAAACTCGTCAAATTATTGCATCGTTACGTTGCTGATGATGATAACTTGCCTATCAAAGATACAATCAGCGAAGAACCTGAAAAGCCTCAGTTCTTAGCTTCTCCTCACAAAATTTCCTATGCAAATTTCATTGGAATGACTTGCATTCCTTCGGCCAGCGTAGACAATTACTTTCATCAAATAAAACAAAGCTTATCAAAATATATGACAGAAGACGATGCCTTGAATTGTCTGTTGGCTTTGGGTGAAATTACCAAAGACAGTTGGGCCACCTGTTTTATGCGCCCAGAATTCAAAGGCATATTGGGAGTAATTAATCACTGTCTGCAAGTTTTAAAAGACACCAATAAGTATACCAGCGTACTCGAAGCTCTTATAACGGAACACAGAGTTATTAGCAAATTGTTTATAAAGTTGCAACAAGCAAACATGTTCAAAAACGTTTTGAGGGTATAGCCATGGAAAGCATGAAAGATGTGGAGTGGCAAGATATATGCCAGAATCTATTAGACCATCATTCTCTTTTCTACAAACTAGGAGAAATGGGAAGACCATTTTTTACAGATTCCATTCCAACTGCATGTGTCACATTTGATAAGTCAGGTAAGTTCTTGAATTTTCTATTTAATCCAGAATTTTGGAAAAAGTCCACGGATTACGAAAAAAGATTCGTTATCTGCCATGAAGCATTGCATCTGATTCTGTCGCATGGAAAAAGATTTGCAGATTCTAAAGACTCCGTGGCAGCTAACTACGCTATGGATGTTGTTGTAAACCATAGTTTGGTTAATAGATTTGGTTTTGTTAGGGAAGAAATATCAGGATGGGAAGACTATTGCTGGGTTGATACATTGTTTAAGGGTAAAAAGGTAAATAATTTAAATATACCAGAAGATGAGACAGCCGAATACTACCTCAACCTACTCAAAAGATTTTACCCGAATGAGAAAAATATAAAGCAATTTTCATTGGTCGATTCACACAATTTCACCGATGATGAAATGAAAGAAATATTTGAGGCTTTGAGTGACCATCTAAGCGATGAAGAAAAGGAATCATTACGTAAATTTTGCGATAAACAAAATCCCAACTCCAAAGCTGGAAAAAGCCAAGGCAGCGGTCTTTATTTTGTTCCAAAAGCTAAAGTGGTTGAAGTTAGAAAATGGGAATCTGTTATTCAGAAATGGACAAAATTACAACTTCGAGATTCAGAAAAAGTAAATGATCAGTGGGCCAGAAAGCACCGTAGATTTTCTATGATCAAATCTGATATGTTTCTGCCAAGTGAACTTGATGTCGAAGAAATGTCTTTAGAAAAGAACAAGTTAAATGTATACTTTTTTTGTGATACAAGTGGTAGCTGTTGGCATCTAAAAGATAGGTTTTTTAAAGCTGCTGAATCTTTGCCAAAAAAGTTTTTTGATGTACAACTTTATTGCTTTGATACCTTGGTATATGAAACTGACTTAAAACAAAGGAAAATGTACGGAGGCGGAGGAACATCATTTAATATAATCGAAACATTTATCCTTAAAGACTGCAAAGACAAAGGAATTCCCTATCCTGATTCTGTATGGGTTATAACAGATGGACATGGAGATGCAATAAACCCTGCACAGCCACAAAATTGGCATTGGTTTATATCTGAACATGGAACAACAAGATTTGTGCCCACAAAGAGCAAATTTTATGATTTGTCAGACTTCTGTTGATCTTCAAAGAAGTATTTGTCCGGTAACTTGAGGAATTCTCTGAGAGGTATACAAGTGTAATCCCTGTATTGCAGACTGTAATTGTACTGACCTTCAAGTATTGCGGTTTTGCAAAACACTAACCACGGCTTTCTGTCTCTTTTATAAAATAATAAAGGTGGTCTTCCACATCTTTTACTGTCATCCTCTACTTGCTTAATAAATTCATCTAAGTCTGCTATGCTACCATCGATAGCTGAACTTAATTCAATTTTGTTGTAGCCGCCTTTGCTTTCACACACAAAACGGAAATTTTCCGGACAGACCAAATCGCCAGTAAAAGAATCTATGGCATGTTTGGGCATGTCTTTTATGCTGCCCCAACGATTACCACTTCCAACTGATCTGCTAAAACCTTTACCAAATCTATCGTTAAGAAAAGCAACAAGTTCTCTTTCGACTCTCTTGCCTTTTCTGCAACCGTTTGTACGCTTAGTCTTAGGCTTAAATTTCTCTATGTGAAAGGTATCCTCTATTTCATCAAAATTCATCAGTCCCCCAAGGTTCTATTTAATAGGTCACACCTTTTATTCATCTCTTTGAGGAAGTTGAAAACACTATTTATTTTTTGTTTATCACCTTGTTTATTCTCAAGTTTTTGAATCTTATCATTAATAGAGTTACATGTTTGTTTCAATTTTTCAGACATTCCTAAAATAACATCCAAAATGTCTTCATTTTTCTGTACGCTTACGAGATTTTTCCACAGACTTTTATCATTTTTTATTGGATGATATTCCGTTTCGAAATTCTCCATGTTTTGCCAATCAACACTGAAGGAATATTCGTTTAAATCCAATTTAGAATTTTCATCCAACGTTAACTCAATATAATTGTTATGCGGAATTTCATATAATTTGTAATTTCTTATTGTAGTTTTTATCAAGTCTAAACTTTCAAAAAATATAGAAGGTGTGCTGCAAAAGAATATCTGACCAAGTTCTTCGAGCAAATTAATCAACACAAGAGGCCTGTGCTCATTTCTGAACAAGTGTAATTTTCTGGACTTATCTTCTGCTTCGGCGTAAGCAACAGCATAGTGGCTGTCCCTGCTGTTATACAGGAAACTTTTTGCTTTGTTTATAAATGATTCTTCTTGCTCTAGGATTCTCAAGAATATTTCTGAGTCACAATCTGTTTCTACTTCATAATAAGTCTTTAAGTAATCATATTCTTTACGACTTATAACCCCGTTATGTATCACTGCTTTTTTATTACATTTGCTAACGAATGGATGATTGTTTTCATTGTATGCCGGAATCCCAACTCCAACCGAAGCAGCTCTGCAATGAAATAGCCCTAAATTGGCAGGTTTTTTCCAAATACTTTTGTATTCATCTAATTGAATAAATTCTGTTGCAGGTACTGGTTTCTTGTAATAAGATATTGTTTTCTCAGGATAACTTGTAACACAATAAAACCCAGAGGCATCTAAACCTCTGGACTGTGTTTTAACAAATAAAGCAGTGCTTAAGTATTCAGTCAATTCATTGTTTTTGCTACTGCCAATAAAACCAAATAATCCACACATGGTTATGAGTTTGGCCTCGATTGATCTGTTGGTCCACCAAGAGGTGGAATGGTGCTTAAATCTGTCATTCCATTAGTCATGGCTGTTTGATTATCAAAATTGGTACCGCCAACTTTGCTCATATCATTTTGATCTGATCCCAATTCTTCCGCTCCCTGCTTATCTGAAACAGCAAGATTATTGATAGGTCCTTTAATTTTATCAAGAATTTTTTGATTTATTAAATCTAAACATCCCTTGATTATAGAAGCTATATCTTGATTTTTAGCATCTTTGTCACCATCTGCTAATAACTTCATATTATAAGCAACTGTTTGTAGTGGTACCAAAAATGTTTGCTGTTGTTTAAGCCAATGTCCATGTAACATAGTTTGAATTATACTAAATACATCTTCGCAATCGCCTTTTAGCTCAACTAATCCACTAGTAGCTAAATTAAGCATAGATTGAAGGCGCTCCGCAATATCGGATGCGGCTTGCTTTAAAACTCTGTTATCTTCTAAAAGAACAAAGCTTTTGAAGGATATTATTTCATCAAACATACTTTATTTAGGTTCCTTACATATAATTATACCTGCTCCAATGCCATTTTTTTTGCAATTTCAAAAGGCACAGGGGTGTAATTGTGGTGTTCGACACAACAATTAAAGTAGGCAGGATCAATATTTTTGTCATCTAACATGACTTTACGATAGTGTATATGTCCATGCATGTTTATCAAACCATCGCCCAAGCAACTAGGATGGACTGGATAATGAGATAAAATAAAGCTTCTGTCCAATCTATGCGTTCCACGTACATCTTTAAAATATGGTAAGTAGTCTGATATTTTGAATATGTCATGATTCCCTCTAATAAGAACCTTCTTGCCATTTAATTGTTCAAGTACATTTATATCTTTTCTTGCTATACTAACATCACCAAGATGATAAACTTGGTCATTTTTATTTACAACTTTATTCCAGTTTTCTATCATAGTTTGATCCATGGCTTCCACATTGGGAAACTCACGTATCAAACTACCATCATCCTTAACAAAAGTTAAGAATTTAGCGTGTCCGAAATGTGTATCAGAAATAAGAAAAAGGTTCGCCATGAATTAATTATGGCGAACCTTCATTTGATTTGCAAGTTAAATTAACCGCATTTACTCCAGCCGCAGTCTCTGCAAACGATACAGCCATCATCCCTTTGGATGTTGCCGTTCTTGCACTCTGGACATTCTTCTCCGGTCACCTTTGTACCATCCTTGATATATTTCTTCAGAGTTCTAGCCAACACTTTACTTAGACTGGCCAAGTCACCCTTGGTTTTTTCAAGTTGATGTACCACAAATTCAATGCTGGTTCCATGTCTCAAAGCAGTGCTAACCATCCTGCACAAGGCATCGCCATTTTCATGGTTGTTGATGTTGGTAAGAGGGTAGCTTTCTTCACCAGCTATGAAGTGATAATTACTTCTTGACTTCTTTTTAAGAGATCCTTTTGAAATATACTTTTTGATTATTGGCTGATCATTTTGCTGATTGTATCCAGCAAAGACCTCATATGGGTCGCCGCCTAAAAGACCAACTACAACGTAGTATGGGTCGCTCTTAATGATGGGGAAATGAACTTCCGCTTCAATAGCTTGTGGCCTTTTTGGCGCATCGTTTTTAACAATCTTGTCAGTAGACTGCTTGTCTTCTTTTTTAGGCTTCTCTATTAGCACACCTGTGCGACAATTTTTCCTATATACAGTCATACCTTTGCAACCAAACTTCCAAGCAGCTTCATAAATTGCAGCAACTTGTTCTTCAGTTACATCTTCAGGCAGATTAACTGTCTTAGAAATCGCATGGTCAACAAACTTCTGCGCCTCTGCTTGAAGCTTTACAGCTGCAACCCAATCGATATCTTCTGCACAGTGTTTGTACCAAGGGGACTCTTCAAGATTTGTATTCCCTGTAACTTTTCTCCACTGGGCTACCTTGGGGTGAATTACTTCGAACTCCTGCCAGCAGTCGCCATTTTGATCTTTGAAATCAATCCTTACATTCTTGTCGGTTGGATTTACCTTCTTACGACGAGTGTAGGGATTTAACATAAACAAAGGCTCAATTCCACTTGTGGTCTGAGTCATAATAGACACAGAGCCAGTAGGAGCGATTGTTAAGTTGGCTATGTTTCTTCTGCCGTGAACGCTTATGTCATTGTAAAGAGATGGATCACACTCCTTGATCATCTTTAGGAATTGCGTATCTTTTTCCTTCTCCCAATTCCAAACTTTGAATGGCCCAAGTTCTTTTGCCATTTCCATGCTGCTTCTGAAGCTGGACAGGCATAAGGTCTTCATAATCTTGCCAGTAGTGGCTATGCTTTCTTCGCTACCATAACCAATACCTAAAGCAGCTAAAGTGTCGCCTAAAGCTGTAATTCCTGTTCCTGTTCTGCGACCTTTTTCACACTTGTCATAGACCATCTTCCAAAGATCAAGCTCTCTTTGGCGAATTGCTTTATCTTCTGGATCTTTCTTTACCTTGTCTATAATTGCCTGAACCTTCTCAAGCTCCATGTCAATCATGTCATCCATCATTCTCTGGATGATTTCGCCATGTTTGCTGAAAAGTTCGTAGTCAAAATAAGCATCCTTGGTAAAGGGATTGACTACATAGCTAAACAGATTCAATACCATTAAGCGGCAACTATCGTAGGCACACAATGGTAATTCACTGCAAGGATTGGTGCTAATGGTTTTAAAGCCTTCGTCTGCATAGCAGTCAACGGCATTATAATTTGTTACTTTATCCCAGAACAACAGACCCGGTTCTGCTCGCAACCAAGCATTATGGATGATTTTCTTCCATAAATCCTTGGCTTTTATAACCTTGTCATTTTCACTTGGCGGAGCATCTACAGGGAATCTCAGTCGGAAATCCTCATCCTTTTCTACTGCTTTGAGGAATTCATCGCTGAGCAACACACTGACATTTGCCCCAGTTACTTTGGTGTCATCATTTTTTACTGTTATAAAACTCTCAACATCTTTATGAGCTACATTGATTGAAAGCATCAATGCGCCTCTACGACCACTCTGTCCTACTTCACGAATGGTGTTAGAGTACCTTTCCATCCAGCTTGTTATGCCGGTAGAGCTTCTAGCCGCATTCTTTACCGGAGCTTGTGCTGGTCTAAGCTTGCTGATATCGACTCCTACACCACCTCTTCTCTTGCTGATCTGCGCAAGAGTTTCGTCTACCTTCATAATGCCACCATAAGAATCTTCTGGGCTTTCTACAACATAGCAGTTGCTTAGACTGATAATTTGGTGATTGTTGCCAATACCAAACATCGGGCTACCTTGAGGCACAACATACTTGAAATGCTCTAACAGGCCATAAAACTGATCTTCATTTAGCGGATTTTTGAATTTTTTGCTTTCAATTCTTGCAAATTCTTTTGCCAAACGCCTGTGCATTTGGTCAGGAGTTGCCTCCAAAAGCTTGCCATTGTTGTCTTTCAGGGCGTACTTATCAAGGAAAACCTTGGCCGCTAACTCATCACCTTCAAAATAAGCAACACTGCTCTCAAAAGCATTCTCATAACTATACATTTTTACTCGCTTTCTTTATGTTTTGAAACTAAAAAAATATGTAAGCGGCTCTTAGAAATTTTAGGTCAAATGCAAAATTAAACCAAAAAACTTGTCCCGTTTTTCATCACTAAGTTCAAGTCCTGACAGCCATTTAGTAATTCTAATAAATTTGCATCATGACTGGTTACAAATACCTGTTTTTCTCTGGCAAGCTCACAAATCATGTTGTATATGCCTTCAACACCAACAGGATCAATATTACTGCTTACTTCATCTAAGAACACCAAACTTGGTGACCTTCCAGTGTTTAGAGTCATGACATGAGCAAAAGCCTGACTCAAAGCTAGGTTAATTCTTCTTCTTTGTCCGTTGCTAAGAATAGGATAACCCAAAGGTTTCTTATCAGGAAACTTTGTAATAGTTTCATTCAATTCATTGTCAAAATTAACTTCCAATTTACCATCAATCAAAAATTGCAACCAATAGTTCAAGTTACCGTTTAATGCTGGTATTATCTCATCAACAATGTATTTCCTAATGCCATTGTCTCCAAAGGCAGTTGACCAGAATGCGTAGTAATCGGTTTCTGCAACAAGTGATTCTAACTGGTCATTCTTTTGCTTAATTTGACTTGACAGTTCTGCTAGCTTGCCTTCACTTGAAGATATGAGACCGTCATATGGACACACGGTCTCTATTTCCTCTAATAGCTTTTTCATACTGTTTTTGCATATTTTAATTTTTTCTTCTAAGCCGCCCTTCTTTGCTGAATTATCAGGTACTTTTATTTGCTGCAAGCTTGTCAATTTATTTCTTTTAATACGAAGATCGTTTTCAACAGTTTGTATTCCAGTCTTGTTAGACTGCATGTCTGTCTGAACTTTTAACAGATTTGTTTCGATTGTTTGAATTTCAGAATCTATTTGCTTGATGTTTGCATCGGCATTCGCATACTTTACTTTTATTTCAGCTATTTCTGCCTCATGCTCTGCCTTAATTTTTTCGTAGTTTTCTGGCTTAACTTCACCAAAACAATGTGAGCATACTACGCCGGCTTCCAGCTTGTCTATTTTTACAATAACTTCCTTGAGCTTTGTGGCATTAGCTATGCATTCTTTTTTCTCCAAACTATGTGGCTGCTTCAATTCGTTTTGAGTGTTTTTAGCATTTAAGAGATTATTTACCTGCGTTTGCAGTTCATTTGTTTTGTTAATGAATTCATCTCGTTTGCCTTCAAGCACTTTTAACTGTTCTGTTATAACAGCAGCTTCTTTCTGTGCTGATTCATAGGCTAGAACATCTTGTTGCTTGTCGAGTTCTGCCAATTCTTTTTCAGCAATTTCGATTTCTTTACCTAAATTTTTGATTTCCTGTACTTTGGTTGTCTTCCAAATCTTTTTCTTTTCCGCATACATCTGCAAATTTTTGTTCTCATCAGAAACTGATTTTTCAACATAGATTATTTCTGTTTGTAAATTCTTTATTGATCCAGCGTGTTCCTTTTGCAGTGATTTTGCTGCTTCCAAATAGCTGCGATACTTCTCCAAGCTAAGCAAATTTTCAACTATGCTGCGTTTTTCCGCTGCATCGCACTCCAGAAAGGATGTGCTGTTATCGTCTGTGAAAACAAATATGTTTATAAATGTTTGGTAATTAAGACCTATAATATCCTCAATTAACTTTTGTGTGGCTGGCATACCGCCAAGTGTTAATTCTTCAGCGTGGTCAAAATCACCAGAATCAGATTTCCACAGTCTTAAAGTATCTGGTTTTCTCTTTCTTTCTATCTTGTAATTGTCCCAATAAATTTCAATTGCCAAACCTTTGGTGGTCTTGTTATGAACCACATCTTTGTGGCTGATTTTCTTTGGGCTTTTGATTGTTTTGCCAAATAGTCCATAAACAATTATTTCTGGTATACTGCTTTTGCCGCTTCCATTTGAGGAAAGCTTTTCTTCTTCGCCTTTGCGTAAGCTGTCTAGGTTCTTGCCTTTGACAAGAACAATGTTGCCATAACTGGACAAGTGTAAGTCTATGCCATCTTCGCCAAAACACATAAAGTTTCTGGCGACTACTCGTTTGAAATTAATTTTTTGCATCGTCTGCAACCTTTATGATCTTATCACAAATTGTCATTAACTTCTGTTTGTCTAATTTCAAATCAACTATGTGATCAACATACTTTTCAAGTAAAGTGTTTTGATTTGCCATCAAAGTTTTTACATCTGCGATTGCATGTTCGTCTTGCTTAACAACTTGTTTTTTAACTTGCACAGAAGAAGCCTTAAGGTCTTCTACAACCTTAGACATGTTCTTTTTATGCGACAAACTATCTGTATTTTCAGTAATAAGACAAACAAATCCATTAGCTAATTCTTCACTTGTGTAATTGTCAATTTCATCATCTTTGATGTAGAAGTGTTTGGGGCTAAATGTGTTCTCTATGTACTCAAGCTTGTTGGTATCAGAATCCAACAAAATAATGTGTTTCTTTTCGTGTGCTTCGCCAAATGATAATTGTAAAGGGCTACCTATGTATTCAACAGTAGGCGACAACTTCTGAGCACTGTGATAGTGTCCAAAAAAAGCTCTTTTGTAATGATTGAATAAATCTCTTCCAACTATTGTCATGTCGCCATCATGTTCAATGACTACATCTGCAATACTACCGGCAGAATTTAATCTGGCTCCGTCCACTGCAATGTGTGCAAGCAAATAGGAATCTTTGATTCGATCTGCAAGTTTTGTAAGTTCAGCAACAGGGTCGTGTGTGTAAGGCATAAAATGCCAATTAACACCACAAATAGCTTGGGTTGATGTTTGATCAATTACTTCATAATTTTTGAGTGCTTTAAATGGCCTAACACTGCTTACTGATAAATCTGTAGCAAACCAAAGATCATGATTGCCAAGAAGTAGGAATGTTTTAAAGCATTCATTTTGGTATTTTTCAAGAACATTAAAAACTTTGTTGTATGTTAGTGAATCAATTTTTTGTCTATCATGAAGCAAATCGCCGCCAAATAACACGGCATCTACTTTCCTAGCTTTTGCTGTTTCAAACACCCACTCAAGAGCTTCAATGCAATGTTGAAGTCTTTCTTGGCTTTTTTTGTGCGGATGTACATGAACATCCGAAAAAAGTAGGAATTTTGGCATAACCTAATTCTACTTTTTTTCTGTTAATTTAGCAAGTTATTTTGCTTTTTCTTTTTTCTGTTGATCGAAGAATTTATCCATCCTGTACCAAACATCTGTGTTTTTAAGATCGATGTTGGTTGGTTGTTGTGCGGGACCTCCCATGCCACCTCCTAGCCCGCCCATATCTGGTGCTCCGCCTCCAAGTGGTGGCGCTCCTCCTGCCATTCCTCCTCCCAGTGGCGCTGCACCTAATCCTCCTGCATCCCCACCAATTCCACCTGCTGGCAATGGTGGTGCGCCTCCCATTCCACCTGCATCTCCTCCTGTTGGAGGTGCTGGTGCTGCTCCTGCTGCTCCCCCTGCTGGTGCTGCGTCAGCCTCTGTAATTAGGCTTCTTACAAAATTCTTAAATGTAATCATCATATTATTTATATCTAATTGATAAATATTTTATATGAAAACGTTCAGAACATGGCTGGAGGAAGTTTCTCCATCTGCTGCAGATGATCCTACATTGGCCGCAAGCCCTTCTCCTGAAGAGGCTATGGCCGCTCCTCAGCAAAAAATGACAACCAAACAATATCTTGAAAAGTATAAAATCAAGCCTTGGAAGGCTAGCAAAGAACAGATTTTAAGCTTTTGGAGAACTCTTTCTCCCGGCGCACCTATCGCTATAAAACCAATTCCTTATGATCACGAAGGTTCAACAATTCAGGAAGATACAGTGCGTATTACTGGCTCCAAGGAATTTATTGCCAGCGTTTTGACTAAATTAAAAGACTTTTTAAATTACGAAAATCAAGACACCAAAATTATGGCTGCCTATCGTCAAAGTCCTAGAAGTTTTCTACCGGGTAATAAAAATAGCTACATTTTCTATTTGCAAGTGATGGAACGTGGTAAAGATTGACATTCCGAATGAAAAAATGTAAGCTCTTGCGTTTCTCTTATTTTGTCATCAATTCTTTCGGCAAGATCCTCCTGCTTCTTAGTCATGCCCGTAAATCTCTTTTCAATCTTATCAATAAGATCCCGATAAATCGACATATCTTCAAAGCTGTGCATCTTGACCTCCGTAAAAGTCACATATAGTATAAATGACTCATGGGTCAAATAATTAATACATTTGTGTGGAAGATTTTTTAGCAAAAAGCCTAGAATTAATTATAGACAGAGGAACAACAATGGCAAAAATAATTTTAAAAAACGACATTAGCCAAATTACAACCACTAACGAAACTTTGGCAAAGTTTCTTTACGAGAATTTGCGTTTTCGTGACCGCAATTATTTTCACAATCGTGCTTATCGTCAGCGTATTTGGGATGGTTTCACAAACTTCTTTAACAAAAATAATGGCAAATTTCTAACTGGCCTTTTGCCAGAAATACTTATGGCTTGCAAAGCACATAAAGAAGAAGTTCAAATTTTAGATCAAAGAACCAAGGTTGACTTTGCGGTAAATGAAATAAATTCCACGTTCTTGCATTCTTGCACACCGGCTGGATCGCCTGTAATTACTCTTGAAGACTACCAAGTTGATTTAGTTAATTCTGCTATAAAAAATAAGAGAGGGGTTATATTTGCGCCTACTTCGGCCGGGAAAAGTCTAACAATGCTTTCAATTTTGAAATGCTTGCCTGCAGGTACAAAAACTTTGGTTTTACAAAATCGTAAAACCCTAGCCATTCAAAACTACGAAGAATACACTAAATGGGGATTGCATAACGTTGGAAGGATTTGGGGTGGAGTTGACGAACCAAATGACATCACAGTCAGTACTGTGCAATCTATATCCAAAGCCGCTGACCTTTTGCCAGAGGTTGAGGTTCTTCTAGTTGATGAAATTCACGACATGATGAGTACCGCACCCAAAGCCGTTTACCGCATGTTAAAGAAATGCAGTGTTAGAATAGCAGTTAGTGCTACACCATTTAAATTTGGTGATAGCGACAAAATTCAAAAGTTCTATGTTAAAGGGTTTTTTGGCCCTCCTTTTAAAATTAAATCAACTGAGACTGGAATTGTTACAACACAGGAATTGCAAAACAGAGGAAGACTCTCAAAAAGCCGTTGCATATTCCACAAAATTAACAGTCCTGACCTTGAATATGAATTGTATCAAGATGCCGTAAACCTTGGTATTGTTGAAAACAACACCTTGCATGAAAAAGTTGTTGAATTAGCCACTGCCCAATCTGGCAGAACATTGATTCTTGTTGATCGTCTGGCACATGGCGATACACTACAAAGCTTGATTCCAAATGCTCTCTGGGTTCAAGGCAAAGACAATGATGAAACTCGCAAACAAGTAATTGAGCAACTACAAAAATCAGAAAATTGTATTGCAATTGCTACTCAAGGTATATTTAATACCGGAATTAACGTATTTGTTCACACGTTAATTAATGCCGCTGGCGGCCAAGCCGATCATCAAATTATCCAAAGAATGGGTAGAGGCTTAAGAACTGCAAAGGACAAAGAAGAGTTGCTTTATATTGATTTCATATTTGAAACCAATCCTTATTTGCACAAACACAGTATGAAAAGAGTAAAGATTTTGCAGAAACAAGGGCATTCAATTGAAATATTGGATTAAGGATTGCCAGTCATTATGTCCACAATATCTCCAATTGTGCCATCAATTTCATCTACAGAGTCCAATTGCTTCCTTCTTGGATCGTTTTCTGGCAATTCCTTGTAAAACTGTAGATTTTTAATGGTGTTTTTGACTCCCATTTGCATGGAAGTGCCTTTAGGACCCGGAACTTCTTGGGTTTCAAGATTCCTTAAAGGCTGCTTTCTCAGTTCGCCACGGTTGCCTATTCCGCCTAAATCAAATGCACTACGAAGAATATCAAGATAATTATTTTCTTGATTCTGTATGGCTTCTTGAAGCCAGCTCGAAAATTCTAGTTTAACTGCCATAAATATATTTACAATGATGCTAGGTATTTTTAATGAACTATAAAATGCTTTTTAAAGAATGGCTTGGAAAAAGTCCAGAAGTTAAGTATGGATTTAGGCCAAATGTCACGGCTATTCAAACTCCATTCTACGAGCTTGAACCAATTGAAACATTTAATGTTGAAAAATGCCTTAATGCTTTGGCTGATACTGGAAGATTGGATGGCAAAGAAGCAAATGATATATGGAAGACTCAATTGTCATACGGACATGGACTAGGAAAGATTACAGTTACCAGCTCTCCATACGGATCTTATAAGTTTGTTATACGTAGATATGTTCCAGATGCAGTAGGCAATCTAATTCCTTTGTGCAGACTTGTAATACCACTAACAAATGATTACAACCACAGAGGACCAAATGATCCCGGTGAGGAAATTCTTGCAGTAAAAGTTTACGATAAACTAAAACAAATCATGTCTGAGCCTTATCCGGCTCCAAACAAGAATTATCAGAATAAATTTGCAAAATTAGTTTACAACTTCAGCAAGGCAGTCAAACTAAAACACCCAGCTATTATGGTTTATCAAGGTACTGTAAAGCTAGATGATAACAACTATATCATTAGTTTTACATTCAAAGGTTATGGAAATGGCGTTCCTAATTCACAGAAAGCTGAAGAATTCCTTATTAACTGGCAATATCTTCCAGAAGTAGGACTCTTACGATGCTGGGGATATGATGTTGTATCGCCTGTTAAACAAAGAGAGTGGCAGCCAGCACCTAGCGAATGGGATGAATATTTCTCTCCAAACCAGCCAGAAAAACAAATCATGAGCTGTGTTATGGAAGCATTCATGACATATTAGTCTCAAATGCAAATAAATCTTGATAAATCTTTTTAGCATTATCCACGTTAAATTTATCAAAACTTACCGCATCCGTTCTTTCATACAGATCTTTTTTAATTTCTTCTGGCAATTTTTTAACCCATTCCGACAAGTAAAAGTAAATTGGCTTTATTTTTTTTAAAATAGCAGCAGTTCTAACCTTGCTGCTTTTAGAATTGAATGTTTCAAATGTTAAATTAGCACCGCAAATGTTCTGTATTTCCCTTAAACTCACTATCAAATCATATTCCATGTCTGAATCTTGCATGGAATAAGTTTGTTTTGTTAACTTATTGGCTTCTGCTACTAATTTCTTCCAATAGAACCAACGTCTTTCTGCTGGCTCTCCTGTTAAAATAACAGGCTCCACTAAAACTGGTAACCCTTGTTGTTGTATCTTTTTGAAAAGTGTTAATTGTGCTTTGATGAAATATTCGTATTCCTCTATTGTTTTGAATTGTCTTTCTTTAATTAACTTGAGAATTGTTCTGAAGAGAACACTTTTGCGTAAATTTTTTAATTGCGGTATTTTTGAATGCATGTATGTGGGGAACAGCGTTCTTGAGTGTTTAATCCAGACGCAACATATTCTGTATGCCGTATCTTCTGGGCCTTCAAAATTAAATTTCATGCTTAGTTCTGGATCGTAATTCATAAGTTTAATCCTAGTCCCTTTATTTATGTTTGACAATGGCGGAAGCACTAAAATATTGCATGCATGAGTAAGGCGAATTAACGGCCTGAAAGTACATCGAGTTTCCTTCATAAAACTTGTGTTTTAACTGAACACCTGTGGAAATAAGGAAATGGAAAAACCATGCTGGGTCTTAATGATCAAGAATTCTTAACCTAGTCGGTTATTTATTCAGATCACTTAGGATGAACCCCTAGGGTACCCACGAGATCCTTAGTACTGGCAACAACAACAAGGTGTGCCTTATTCCAATCCAATTTAGGCGGGTAGTTCCATACAAGAATGAGTATTACTCAAGGTGGTATGGACAGGAATTAAGGTTAAGAGTTGTAAACAGTTAAGTAAGTCATTCGAGTATCTTAAAGACCCTTTAAACACAGTAGATAACACTTAAATTATCTATTGTTTTTTAAAACGGCTCTTTAAGAACCCGCCCCTCGGTCTGTAGTGGTGATTAAAGAATTCTCATATCTCTTGCAATTTGTTATATTTGTGGTAGAATGTTAGAATTAATGCAAGGAGATTACATGCAATTGCAAGACATAACAACTAAGTTGTTTGATTTCTTCAAGCAAACAAAAGTTATCTTCGTTACATGGGATCCAAAATCCTTTGATTCCACCACTCTAGCTAAGTTACAGGTGCGCATAAAATTTGAAAATTCAAAAGGACTCTCTGTTACATTTCCACTGAACGCCAGCAATTGTTTGCTATTTACAAATATTCTTGAAAAAGTGGATCAGGTAAAGCGAACTGTATTTGTCGGTCATGATTTCAAAATACTTTTTACTTTTTTCCGTAGGCTTAACAACAAACTTTTGGACATAGCTAACGTATTTGATTTAGAATGGTTTGAATCCTACTACAGCAAAGAAAGCTCTGTTGGCAACCTTGCACTTCAGGCCAAACACCTCAAAGAATGGCTTGGTAATGAAGAAGCACTCAAGACTTATTCCAACGTATTTTCAAAATTAATTGTTAAGACTTTGCCAACAATAGAAAGCAATGGTCTGATTAACAACAACCTTGGGCTTATGGTTTTCCCGAACTTCGTTGTAGAAGGTCAGACTAACGGCAGATTATCTTGCATTTGTGAATACAAACGTTGTTACAACCCTCACAGCTTGTCTGATGATGAAAAGGCTGATCTGCATTTAACTAAGGAATCTGAAATGTTTGTTTGGTTTGATTACAACAATATGGAAGTTAGTGTTCTGGCGGAATTGGCTGAAGATGACCAATTGAAAGAAATAATTACTAATCATCCGAAGCTAGTTTATGAAAAAATATTTGAAGCTGTCACAGGCACAACAAACACAGAAGCAAGAAAACTTGCCAAACAAATGTTCTTGCCATGCATCTATGGTCAAGGTGCTTCAGGCTTGGCCAAAAGCCTTGATATAAGTCTGGACCAAGCAGCAATCTATTTGCACAACATGAGAAATAAGTTTTCAAAAAGTTTTGCATTTGTTGAGAATGCTCAAAAATTGGCAGAGGAAAACCAAGCAGTTTCTGACAGGTTTGGAAGGATCCGTAGGTTCCCTTCTGGCGACTCGTTTAAGGCTCGAAATTTCGCAATACAGGCACCTTCTGCCCTTCTTTGCCTCGAAGCCCTTGTGAACCTGCAAGAGGTCGCAGAATCACTTTTTAAGGTCATGTTTACGGTACATGACGGGTATTGTATTTCTGGTGATAAGAGGAATTTGGAAGAGGCTTACAGAAAGGCTAAGACCGTTCTGGAAAAGCCCTCACGGTTTCTATCAGTGAAGTTGAACGTTTCAGCAAAACTAGGGAGAAACTTAGCGAAAATGACATCCATAGGAAAAAGGTAGATTATGTTATCAGTTTTTAAAAACTTTCCAGTAAGCAACGATGAGTATATCAAGCTAGATAAAAAATTCGGACAGCTTTGTTATTATGCTTCTTGGCAACTTATCAGGAAAAACAGTGCTAATAATCACCAGTTTGATCTTGAGGATGTTTCACAAGAACTAATGGTTGCCGTGTTGAGGGCTGCTAGTTACTACAAAAGACAGGTGTATATTGACAGCAGCTTAACAGCGTTGCAGTCTGCAAAGTTAGATAAAACAAGCAAGTTTATTTTGAAGGAATTAGAAAACCTTTGGAAAAATAGAACTAGACATGGTGCTAGCAGACAAAAATTCGGTGATTATCAAGAACAAATTTTAAAAGACTTTTGTAAAAAATTTCTCCCTGCTAATTTAATTCCTGCTGTTGACCGGCCATTAATTATGGAAACCAAGTTTTTAACTTATTGCAAACAAATTTTATGGAATGCAACAAAGCATTTGGGTCGTAAAATTAGTAGAGAAAAACCACTAAGAGCAGGTCAGGTTAGCTTGAGCGACCACGATTACTTAAGCTCGATTGAGTA